GACTCTGAACTCCATTTAATTGTAAATAAAGTTTCATCTAATGATTTTCTTATAGTATTTGAACTTGTTTCTTCTATTTGACTAAAATCAACATTTGCTAAATCACTTGTATTAATTATTTGATAGGTTAAACTATTCATATTTATTTTTTTTAAGTTGGTACGCTTGTTGAATAAGCAGTTCCATTAACTAATGTTCCATTATTACCTCCTGACCCAGAATCTACAGCAGTAGTTCCAGAACCTGTTTCAAATCTATACCAAGATATTGGCGATAATGAACTAATATCATTAGGAGTTCCAGAATTGTATATTGTTGAAACATTACTTGCTGTTAAACAACTATCCCAAAACGCCCATTCATCCATATTTCCTTCATAAAAATATAAATTAGACAATTGCTGTTTTCCTAACTTTGCTGTATTGGTTGTTGAAATTGTAGGGCTTGCAGAAATATTTTTTGTTGATACAGAAGACCCATTTAAATAACTTGTTAAAGTAGTGCCATCGCTTGTAAAACATATATGATTCCAAGCACCATAGGATGAAACTGTAAAAGCATCCGCATCAGCTGTTCCATTTAATTTAACAGTTATAATTCTATTGTCTGTATTTTTACCCCAAACAGCAAGCCCATCAACAGAACTATCTCTTTGTGAAAAATGATAAGCCCAATTTCCAGCATTTTGTATTTTTGCCCAATATGAAATTGTCCAAGTTGTTCCACTCATTACATAACTTGTATCTACATTATCATTAACACCATCAAACTCTACAGAATAAATATTAGTAAAAGCAGAAGTTACAGACAATCCAAAAGTAGATGAATTTGGACAAGTACCAGCAGTTGTATAAGTAATAGTATATGATTGAATGGTTGAGGCACTTAAATCAATTTGACCTGTAGAACTACCTGTATTACTACCACTATCAACAAATACTAAACCACTACCAGCACTGAAAGTTCCACCAGCTAATCCAGTAATGCTTGGAGTTGGGTCTGATTCTGCTTGAGTGTAACTACTTGAAGCATAACTAAATGATGCATTATCTAAAGCATTAATGCTAAAATTAAATGTTGTTGTTGCTCCATCAGTATCTGTATATGTAATAATATATGAACCAACAGTTGACCCTGATATATCAATAACTCCTGTTGATGTGCTAACAAACACTAATCCAGCAGTTGAACTAAATGTTCCAGCACCTACATTATTTGATACAGTTGGAGTTGGGTCTGATGCATTTTCACATAAAGCTGCACTTGGATAACTTATAGATAAAACTCCACCACCAACAATATTAGTATCTCCAGCCTCAGAATCCGCATAAATATTACCCCAACCATCGCTTGAGTTGGCTTTACCTTTTCCCCAACCATTTGAATTGTTAACTGCTCCTTGACCCCATCCGTTTGTTACTGCCATAATTTAAATTTTATTTATAAAACCCAACCTCCAAAATCTGCAACATCATCAGGATAAATATCTTCCTGAGTATTACTATAATATTCAGGAAATTTAGCTGATGCATTATTTTGCATATAATCAATAAATCTATTAGTGTAAAATTGAGCAGTCGTTCTTGACCTTTCAACTAAACTATCAACATGTTCCTTAGTTAGTGCTGTACTTCCTTCAGGATTTCTTGTAAATATTCCGCCATTAGCTATATTAACACCAGCATACGGTAAATATTCAACCATTGACCAATGTAAAAGCATTGGTTTAATGTAATCATTAACAAGAGCTAAATAATCACCTGTTAATGTTTGAGGATTTGCTGTAATATCTCCTTGTATTTTAACATATAAATCAGTTCCTAAATAGTTTTGGATATGTATATCCTGCGCCTGATTAAGAAACGGTAACAATTTGTCGTTGTCGATGTTTCCATTGGCAGCTGTAAAAACTGAAATATCGTGTCTTGTTACAAATAGTGCTTTTGCCATTTTTATTTCTTTTTAGGTTTATATCCAGGGTAATGACCATTATTTGGCATATTATAAGGTGCTTTTACTGCATCTTTTCTTCCTCTTGGTTTTGGTTCATATGTCTTAGGAATTGATGTTACATTTTTATAATCTTTTAAATCTTTACTTCCTGTTTCTTCACCTTTTTTTAATTTATACAAAACTTGTTTCCAAACATGCCTGCAAAACACGCCGCCTTTGAATTTAAAAAGGTCGTATTTTTTATCTTTATGCATTGGTAATTTTGCAGCTTTAAAATCCATTTCTCTACTTGCTTTGTCAATATCCTCAAGACGATAAACAATTTTTCTTCTTGTTCTATTCATCATTTCTTTACAAAATTGTCTTGATTCTCCATTTCTACCTTTAGAAGTTCCAACAGCATATTTATATCTTACTTTATACAAAGATTTATCAAGAGTTGAAAATCCATCCTCATTACTTTCAATAACATCGCTTAAATGTATCATGCTTATTGCCCAATCCTCATCTGAAGAATTATTTTCATCATAATCTCTTATATCAACAATTTCAAATTTTTCAGAATCAATTATTTCACCTTGTAAAGAATTTAATGCTGATTTTAACAATTTATCAGCATCTTTATTTGACAATTTTTCAAATGCCATCATTTCAATTTCTGTTGAAACATCTTCTGTTTCTTCTTTTTTAATTCCTGTTTGTTCTTCAATTGCTTCTGCACTTTCAATATTTTCTAAATCCATAAATTCAAGCGGCTCAATAGTAGTAAAATAAAGATTTAAAGCAATATCATTAACGGCTAAAATTTCATCCAGCGAATCAATAATCAAATTCTGATAAGGTTGTATTACCACATTATTAAAAAGTCTTGAAGCATTTTGAATTTCTTCACTATTTGAACCTAATCCTCCACCACTCATATCTCTTAATCCAATTAATAATGGAGAAGTAACTCGATGAGTAACCATAATTTTTTTAGAACATTCTTCCGATAAATATTGATAATGTGCTGGTGCATCATTTAATGGAATATCCTCAACAGTTGTTTTAGATTCCGAATTATTGTTAAAAGCAACAATAACTTTTTCTCCATGACTTCCAGTTAATTTTGACATCACATCTCCTTTAATTGCAAGTTGTTTTTCCCTATCTGGAACCCCATTATTAAAATTGACAACTTTAGTGCCTGAAAATCCGTTTTGACAATCGTTAATTAAATAATTAGAAATCTCGTTTTCTAATGTTGCATATGCATAATTATAATCTGCCGGACTATAATAATAATATCCAGTTACATATCTTTTTATTATATATATTTCATTTTTTGCACCACTTCCAAAAACAGGAAACTTTTTTAATTTAGTGCTTCTTGTAACTTTAGACCAATCTGAAGAATAAAAATAATTTTTTATTTCTCCTTTATCATTCATTTTTTCAGCTCGTAAAGTTTCTCTTGGAAAATGCGTTATTGCTGAAATTTTATTTCCTGTATAAGTAATTTGAAAAGCTCCTTCTCCTAATAATTTTAAATCTTGACAAACATTTTTTAAATCATCTGCTTTTATTAATGATTTCATTTGAGCATATTGTTCTGGCTTTTCTGAAGAATCAGTTGCATGTAAACCTTTTCCATATATTTGATTTACAATTCCAGTTATAACAGCTTGATTTGTTGTGCTATCCATAAAAGCATCAATCAAACATTGATAATAATTATTATCATCACCAATTCCAACCCAGTTTCTGTTTCTTTCCTCAGTAATCTTCGGTCTATCGTATTGATTTAATTGTATTAGGTGTAGGTTATCCGTCATAATATACAAAATTATTGTCTCCTGTACTTTGTTCTATATAAACTCCATTAGATATTGAATAATCAGACAGAGTTTGGTCTGAACAATACATTTTATCTTTAAAAATTATTGTGTTATCCGTTGTATTAGTAATTGTTATAGTATAATAGTTATTTTCAACTAATGCTTGAGTAGTTGAGTATTGATAATAGTAATCCAGTTCAGAAAATGTTGCATCATTATCTGTTTTTATAACTTTGTTTTGTGCTTCTGACTTTATCACTAATTTATATGTTTTACTACCTGAGATTGTTTCTCTCGGTATAAAGTTAATAATTCGTGTGCCACTTGTTGTTAGTATTTGCATATTTTTTATAAAAAAAAGGGATGGTTAATTAATCCATCCCTCCTATCAAACTATATTTATGAATCACACAATTTATATTAATTGAGTTTCTTTTTAACTGTTAGTTCCCACAGTTACAGTTACAGTCGCAGATGACATACCAGCATAAGGGTCAGCAGCAGTTGCACTTGCAATGAAGTTAGCAGGAGCTAATTCCTGTCCAACCATTGTTAATGTATATCCACTTAAATCACCCATAGCTGTACCACTTGATACTGCAATTGTTGTTATTTCCATTCCGTTTGTTCTTCCACATTGCCAGAAATTGCCATTATTGTCCTCAACGCATACATGAGGTCTTCCGTAAGCCATAAGCTTGAATTCCTTGTGAAATTCTTTGGTCATTTTTGGTAATGTTAATGTCAATGTTTGTTCTGTAAATGTTGTTCCGTTTTCACGTGATGAAGTAATAGATTGGTCTAAATTATTTGTTCCTTTTAAGTCATATTGAAAAGCTGTAAATGTTCCGGTCATATCCGTAATCTCATCATTGCTTTCAGTAATAGTTCCTAATGTACCAAAATTAACAAACCAAACTCTTACCAAACCACCTACAACGTCTTTACACGGTACTTTTCTTCCTAAGGTTAAATCGCAAGCCATTTGTTTTTAGTTTTAAAAAGGGGAGTAATTTCAACTCCCCGTTATTAGTTTGTTATTAAGCGTAAATTACAACGTCAGAAGTAATTCCCATTTGAACGCCAGCAGTAAATCTCATTACTAATCTAACATTCTGACTTCCGTCAAGGTTTGCCATATCTAATAATTTAACTTCGTTTGAATCTGATAAAAGACCAGTTCCAAAAAACATATTAGATTTTTGAGCAGCCATCATAGAATCATCAGGTAACCCAGAAGCAATAACGCATTTAACACCATCATAAGATAATGCTCCGTTATTCCACCATTGAGTTCCTTGTGCGTTAACCCCAGCTGCACCTAATCCGTTTGCACCGAAGCCGCCAAGAGCACGAACATATAATTTTGCCGCTTTTCTTGACATATAAATATATAAATCTTCTTTTCCGTAAACTGCACTTGGTATAGCATCTACCACTTTACCGATTTCATCAATAATGTTGGTAGCAGTTAAAGGAGTACCAGCTACTGCAACACATCCAGAACCACCAGCAGTTGCTAAATAGTAAAAGCCGTCAAATTCGCCAGCGTTTCCAGTTTGTCCAGCCCATATATTTTGCTCAGTTTTTTGAGCTACTAATCCAGCTGCATGTCCAATCATAAAATCAGAAAATTTAGGTGGTAAGTTATCGAATGCAGAATATCCCATTTCTACCGCTTCCCAGTCACTCACAAAATCTTTTTTACACAATTCCAGATTCACTTGGAACTCCTCTGGTTGTAAGATTCTTTCGGTTAATGTAAGTGTTCCAGTTGCAGTGTAATCACAGGTAGCATCTTTTATAATATTAGTATCAGTTGCCACTTTTTTCAAAACCTCTTTATATTTTATATTAGGTTTTACAGTAATCAAACCGTTATCAATTGTCGAGCCGCTCAATAAAGCTGCAGATATATATTTACCTGCAAATTGTCCAGCATATGTGCTCGTTATGTTAGTTGTTGTTGCCATTTTTTATTATATTTTATTATTAAAAATTTTACTATAAACCCTGTCCATCGTAGTCTGTTGTTTATTTGCAGAGATTTTTAAATCAAACTGCTTTACTTCTTCCGCTTCAGGATTATGTTTTATTGGTTCAGAAACTTCAGCAGAAAGTTCTTCTTTAACTTCTTCTTTAGTTTCTTCTTTAATTTCTTCCTTTGACGCCTCAACTTCTTCTTCACCTCTTGGTTGCTTATCTGCTTTTAAATCAGCAACAGCATCTTCAAGGTTTTTGATTCGTTTTTCCATTCCAGCCCAGTCATAAACTGCAGCTTCATCGTCTTCAGCTAATTTTTCTTCCTTTGCTTCCTCTTTTACTTCTTCTTTTTTAGCTTCTATAATATTGTCAATTAAACCTTCTTCTTTTACCATTAAAATTCTGCCATCCTCAAGAGTATATTCTCCAACTGGTAGAGCAAGTTGCTCATCGTCAGTTTTTATAAATACACTTTTTCCTGATTCAAATGATTCTGATACAAGTAATGTTCCGTTTTCAAGTTTCATTTCAGCAAGTTTAGTTTTTTCAGAAAATTCAACACCAACAATATTTTTTATTTTGTTAAGTATATCATTTGCTTTCATAGTTTCTATATTATATTTATTAAACGATTTTTTTATATAAGTGTTATATTTTTTTTTAATTATGAACCAATTGGTCCTATTCCTTGAGCCTGAAGGCTACCATCACAACATTTTGTATTGTAAGTTTTACCATCTGGACAAAGACATCCCCTTCTTGAATTTTTTGGTGATGTATTACTTGGTGTTACAAATTGTTTTCTATTATTAGCCATAATATTCAGATTTTTTTACGCATTTATGTTTTTTCCAATCTTTTACATAGCCTTCTGGACAATCATATTTTCCAAAATCGTGAGTTTCACAAGGCATAAACCATTCTTTACCCTCAAATTCATGAACGTGAAATCCTTCACATTCACATCCCATGTTTTTAGCTATTTCTACAGCTTTTTCTTTAGTTTTATAAGCTAACCTATCATCAATTATAGCATAATCTTCATTTACAACTACGCTATTTAAATTAAATTGAGAAATTAGTTTTTTAATTTGTTCAACTTTTAATTCTGATTCATCAATTTTACTTAATTGTTTTTTGTCTTTTTTAATTTGAGCTTTATCGGCAAAGTATCCTTCAATTGAGAATCCGCGAACTTTGTTTTCTTTTACATAATCATTCCATATTTCATCATTATTAACTTTCATACTTATCATCCAAGTACCTTCAGGAACTTCCAAGCCATATAAATGAGATTTATCCATCTTTGTATCTTCTACAAGCCAAGACTCGACCACACTTAATCCTTGTATATTCATTTTATGTTCTAATGTTGCATTATTTTGATTACTATTCATAAAAAACAATTCACTTGCTTTTCGTACAGTATCTTTTGAAAAATATACATAAAAGTTTGTGTCATTTCGTTTTCTAAAAATTGGTTTGTTAGGAATCAAGGCTGCTCCCATTAAGATTCTTTTTTCATCATTTATTTTAGCAAATTTTATTTCCTGATTTGCTAATTTTATGAAGTCACTTTCAATGGCTGGATTTTCGACTATACTAATTGCCTCAATTCCAGAAACATCTTCATTTTCTTCATCTAATATTAATTCTACTATTTCCATTTTGTTTTGTTTTTAAAAAGTTGCTTGTTGTATTGTATTATTTTGTAATTGTTGTGCAGTAGTTACGTTTCCAGCTACTACATAAGCTTGAACTGGCGGTTGTTGTCCTAATGCTCCAGCAATTTGATTAAAACCAGATTGACCAACAATATTAAATTCTGGTGCTTGTGGAGACATACCACCACCACCACCACCTCCAAGACCACCTGCACCAGAAAATCCTGATACTGTGTTTGCTGGTGTTCCTCCTTCAAATTTTTGTTGTGCAATTTTAACAACTTGTAACCCCCCTGCAATTCCCATTGCAATCATATTTGCATTTCTTAAAATTTGTAAAGGAGTAAAGTCAGTTGTTTGTTTTGCTACTTGCATTATAGCTGCAGCTGTATTCATTATTGTTGTTGCAATATTTAATGCTTTTTGTATTTTAAATGCTCTTTTTGCATTTTTTTCATTTTTTTGTGCAAATATATCGGTTAATGTTGCAATAGCTTGTATGGAAGTTGCAGTAACTTGAAATATTGATTCTTCAAGAGCCTGTCTGTTTGCTAATTCTTTAGCATCTGCTTTATCTCTTATTTCTTGCTTTGCCTTTTCAATTTCTTTTGTTCTTAAAACATCTTGTTCTGCAAATTGTTGTTTCGCTTCATTAAGAGCTATTTCTGCATCAATTCTGGCTTGAGTTCCTTTTTTATAAAGTGCTATTTGATTATTTAATCTGTTTAATTGTAAATCTCTTTCTTCTTCATCAATGTCTTTCAAAGCATTTAGCCTTTCTAATTCATCTTTTATTTGTTCTGCATTAAATCTTTTTTGTTCTATTGATAAATTAGCTTCTGATTCAAGAATAGAATTTATCATATCTTTCTCTTCTTTTTGCAAAGCTGCTTTATTTGTAAGCTGCTCACTTTCAAAACCAGCAACTTGAGCTTTTACTGCTGCTAATTCGTTTTCAGCTTCCATTACAGCTTTCTTAAATTGAATGTTGTTTTTATCTTTTTTAAGTTCTGCTTGTGCTGCTCTTAAAGAAATATTTGCATTTTCAAGCATTTTTTCCTTTTGCTTTTCTAATACTTCTCCCAATTCATCATTAGCTGCTATTCTTTCACTAATACTTTTTCTGTCGTCATCACGAATTTGTCTTTGTTTTTCTGCTAGTAAATCATATTTTTCAATTAATCCTTGATTTGCAACTGCAGCTAATTCTGCCGATTTTTTAAGTTCGACATTTGCCGCAGCAGTAGATACAATTGATTTAGTGTATTCTGTTACTGATGCAACTCCATTACTTACAGATTCACTTACTTTATCAACTGTGTCTGGCACACCTGTCCATGTATCAACTAAAGATTTACCAGCATTTACTGCCGAATCCATAGCTCCTTCAAAATCTCCTGAAAACAATTTAATTATTGTATCACCTAAATAACCAAAAGTATCAATTAAAGCTACTACCCTATTTATTAAATTTTGTTTAATAGCATTAGCAAATCTTTTTAATGAATCCAAAGGGTTTTCAAATATAGCTTTAAAAAACCCTGTAACAGCAGAAACATTATCGGAGATATAATCGAAAAAATCTGCAAATGCCAATGATAAACTTTCAAAAGCTATACTAAAAAGGTCAACTATTTTTTGATTTTGTGTAAATAAATCTTTTAAAACAACAAAAGCTGAAATTACTAAACCTATACCTGCAGCTTTTAACGCAGTTCCCATTTTTCTAAAACCACCACTGATTTTATTAGTTACTTTAGGAACATTTTTTAAATTTTTATCTAACTCAACTGCATCTTGATTTATATTACTAAATTCTTGTTCAGTTTTTACTAAATCTTTATCTATTTTTTGAATGTTTTTGTCAACACCTCTTAATGCATTTTCAGCTTGATTTGCATTTACAACTAATTCTAATACTTTTTTTATCATTTTTTCATTCTTATTTGAGTAAATCCTTCTTTTAGTGTCATAGGAATTTTATTAATACCTAATGCTATATTTATATGTTTATCATATAATTTATTTTCTTTACAAAACCTTAATGCTTTTAAAATTATTTCCATTATGTTGGTTCATTTAATAGTTCAAGTTTACTTTCTCCGCTTTGAAGTTTAGTTGACATTTTATTAATTGTATAAGCTCTTGTTCCAACAACAATTAAATCATCTAAAGTTAGATTTAATAAAACTTTTAATGGCAACATTGCTGTATAATTAAATATTCTTGTTTTTTTATTAAATACTCTTGTTATATAGTTTTGATAATATGTTTGAAACAAACTATTATTATTTCCGCCATAATCCGTAAGAGTATAAGTGTTTATTTCACTACCAAAATTTAAATTATATGTTGGAGCTGTAGATGCGCTTCCTAATTCATTACAAACAGAAGGAATCCAGTAATCCTCTAATTCATAATTAGTTCCAGCTGTACACAATGCACCATAAGTTGTGGGTCTTGTACTATCTAAAAAATTTATTGCTGTATCAGCACTTTCTTGGTAAATTCCATAAAATATTAATGGTTGACCAATACTTCCATTCATATTATCATCTAAAAAACTTCCCACTTGAACAGTTGTTAATGAGCCATCTGTTTTATCTTGTAATCTTTCAAACATCATATGTTCAAAAGGCAATTGTATTTGATAAACACTTTTTTCACTTGCATCACTTAAATAATTTAACTCTCCATATTTTATATTATTCATAAAACTATATTGTTGTGCTAATATGCTTTTAGGTTCTGCATATTCAAAATCTACTTCACTAAAAGGAATTATTGCTCCAACATTATGTTCATCAGTTTTAATAAATTCTGTAATGTCGTGAGTTTCTCCTCCAGCATAATAATTATCTAAAGTATCAACTACTATTTCATCATTAAAATCTTTGTAAACAGTTAAATTAAATGCTCTAAAAAGTCCATTTAAAAAATCTTTTACTTTTATTTTAGGCATTTGTTCTGTTATAATAACATATTTGTCTTGAGGTGATAATGTTGAAGAAGTGCTTGTAAATGCTGCGGTATAATTTATCGTTGTTGCCGTTCCGTCAGATGCAGAATATACTACATGCCTATTTATAGTAAATTTAGCTTGAAATTGAATAGCAGATTCTGAGCTTACTCTACCAACCCATTCTGTTCCAAATATAGCATAAGCAAATAATATATCTTTATCTAAACCAGTTGCAGTTCCAATTTGTAATTGAACACTGCTTGTACCAGTATTATTTTCAACTAAAGCAAAAGATTCCCAATTATTAGCTCTAACTATTTCTAAATCATACACCACTGAAGTATAACCACCAGCTGGAGTTACTTCAAATGTGATTGTTGTTTCATCTTTTGTTATTGTGTTTGCTGGACTAAAAAATCTTTTCCATAAAAATATTCCTGTTGTCAAAGTAAAATAACCTACTGATGAAGATGTATTAGTTAGTTCTGCGCAGTTTCCACTACAACTGTATGAATCACTATTTGAAATCCAAGTTCCAGCAGCAACCATGTCACCTTTATCTCTATGCAACCATAAATACAAATTAGTCATAGCTGCTGAATCAAAAAACTCGCTTGTTTTAAATGTTATTCCGTATTGTTCTTCGATTGCCTTTATAATTAATTTAAGTGTAATTGCAGGTTTTAAATCTTCTTTTATAATTCCCCTTTGTGTAATATTAGTTGAATTAGTGCTAATATTTAAACCATTATCTAAATTAGCAGAGCCATTTTGGTTATCATAAATATAACTTTGTGAGTGAGCTATTAATGGATATATAATTGCATCATTATAAGTAACAGAACTTACAGTAAAATTTAAACCGTTTTCTAATCCATTTTTTACATTAGTTAAATCTGCACTATGATTAAAATTATTAAGCCAAACTAAATCTGAAAGTTGGTCTTCATTTATAGCATTTTTAAAGCTAACAGTATTACCAAAAAAAGTTACTTTATAAATTGAAACTTCTCCATGTTTCATAATAACTTCATTTAGCTTTATTTTTCCAAACCTAAAATGAAAATGATTTAATTCAATTCTTGCTTCACAAAAAACATTAGCATCAAATCCTATTATGTCTGGATTATACCAATGTTTAAAAATTTTATTGTTTGTTTTACTTGCTGGTAAATTAAATGTTCTACTATAATCTGTAAACAATTTATCAATATCATTTACATCTTGAATCACTTGGGTTAATGTAATTAATTCTTCTTCCATTAAATCAACCCTAACATAATCTTGTTCGGTGCTTGTATTTCTTAATTGCGGTTGTATATAAAGAATTACTTTTTGCATTATCTAATATTGTTAACTAAATCAAACGCTTTTTCAAAACTCATTGTGTAATTTATTAATTTTTCATTTAAACTTGTTTTATAAGTAAATGTACTTTCTTTTAAATTCACTGGATAAATAACGCTATCTGAATCTGTAAGCCAGATATGTTCGCTTACCATTAATTCCTCATAAAAAGGATTCATTAATTCATTTACAAAACCAGAATTTAATGAAATTGATTCTGTTGCATTAGCATTAAAAGTTTTCTTTGCATGAGCTGTAGTTGAATAAGTATTATATGTAATAGATTCTGAACAAGGCTCATCTGGTTCTTCAGGGTCTCCATAAACAACTTTTCGTGCTTGAAAAATACTTGCATTATATTTTTCTCGTCTTGCATCTAAAGTTTCGGTTGATTTTTTAAAAAAGAATAAATCTTGCAAAGCTCCCCACCTATTTAAAAATGTAATTTTATTTACTGGGTATTTACATTCCTCAACAGGGTCTAATGTAATTGTTGTTGTGCTTCCACCATCATAAGTAATTAATGCATTATCCAAAAGAGTACTTCCTGTAAATTGAGCATATTGTATTTTTTGATTTGAATTACCATTATCAGTAAATGAATCTGTTTCTCTTACGCTTGTTCCATCTCTCCATTTAACAGAAGTAACCCTTTCTGCATTTACAGGAATTGTTACTGCACTACCTTTTTGATATTGAATATAATTAGCACTTAACATAGCAGTTGGTTCTGTAGTATAATTAACGCCTTCTTTATAAAGGTTATAACCTTCTTGAGCTAAAAATGTAGTATTAGTAACAGACCCAATTATTGCACCAGCTGATGTTCTTGCTGAAGTTGAAACATACACCCAAATAGATTGCGTTGTTTGTGAATTAGCATATGTTCCATCGAAAGTTTGTGCTAAATGGTCATTAACAATTTCGCTAATATCAAAACTTACAGAATTTTCAGTTCCTAATATTTTTTTATTTAACGTAATTGAACTGTACAAAGTAGCGCATGCATCAATAGAACCACTTGTTCCATCCCAAGTTTGAATTACTATATTAAAATAACTTAAAGTGCCTGAAGTTTCATTTGGCGTTCTTATAAAATATGGGCTTCTTGTTCTTATTATTGTACTCATTATTAATCTAATTTTAAATTATCATTTAATAAAGCATCAAGCATATCATCTTCAAATAATGGTAATGCATCTTCAAATGGTTTTGTAAAAAACATGCTTGCTCTAATTCCTTTTTTATATATACTTTTTGCTATTGCAAAACTTAAACTTTTTCTTTTTATAAATCTTCCTTTTTCATCTCTTGGTGCAATTCCTGACCTAATACTCCATTTATCAAAAACAGAACTTGGAGGCATTTTATCTGTATATTTAAAAGGACTTTCTCTGCTTTCTGGATATGTTGATTTTGCTCCTTTAACCCCTTTGTCTAAAAACTCTCCATATTTTAAACTTTGAAATGAAATTTTATTATTTATATCAATAATATAGCTTAAACTTTTAGATAACTCTCCAGATTTATCATGAGTGCCATATCTTCCTCCTTTTTTAAGGTTTTCTTTGGCTTGTTCAATTACGTATTCAGCATATTTTTTTAATACTTTTTTTAATTCTTCCATTAGCAATATGTCATTTCATCTTTAGTTCCTATATCAAATGTAACTGCCCATCCAGCAAGAACATTATCAAATCTTTCTGTAAATGGCTCACAAGTAGCATCGTTTAATAATTCAAATTCATTTCTATATAAATCTCCTTTTTGTAATACTCTCATAACTCTTGTTGCTAAAGCTAATTGTGTATTTAATATGTCTTGTCTATTATCATTCCCTCTATATAAATCAGTAGTTTGTTCATTTGTAACATCTACTATGTCCATAAAAAATATAGTCATATTCATTATACAATGATTGTCAGTAATTGTAGCTGAGTTATACATAACATGAGCTAAAGGAAATAAACTTTGTTTTTTTAAATCAATTTCTGTTATATCTCCAGAAGTTATTTCATGATTAAAAGGTTCTGCTGTTACAACATCCTTTATTTTTTCTAATATACTGTAAAAACTTTTCATAATAATTTTATATATATTGGTGAGTGTTTTCCTAAATCTTCTTGCACAAATTCTTCAAGCCAATCTATTGCTTCATCAAATTCAACACCATCCCTTTGTATAATTACATCTAAACATTTCCAAAAATCATAAACTGCTCTTGCTGGAGAAAATCCAGAAACACCAAGAAAAGCACTTTCAAATCCTTCTGCAAGAATTACATATTCATTCTTTTGAAGAATACTTCTTTCCATTAATTGATTTAAAATTTCTTCCCTTGTCATTTCATTTTTCTTTTAAGCATATGTTCTTCAAGTTCCATTTTATCTTTTTCAAACGCTAAATGAATTAAACATTTATGTAATTTTAATTTAGTTATTTCATTAAACTTTAAAATATTTCCTTTTGCCAACCCAAATAAGGAACTATACCAGCTCCATTTTTTAGCGAATCCATCAGTTCTGGTGGAAGGCTCACTTCCTGTTGTGTTGCTATATAATTCAGGATATGTTTCAGCAATTCGTTCCTTAAATTGTAAAAAAAAACCAGCGAACCAAAAACTATATCCAATGTCATATCTTTTAAATTATATTTATCAGAACTTTCATAATCCTCTATTAAATACTGTTTCTTTTTTTTTAATATTATTGGTCTAAATAAAACACTCATTCCTTTATGCATTAAACTCCAATCAGCTAAATAATTATCAAGGTCAACATATTCACCTAATGTAATGTCATCTAAATTTGGAATAAAACCAAACTCTTTATTATTTAATTGAAAAGTTTGAATTAATTTAATTTTTTTTTCATCCACATTAAACACCTTATTTATTTCATCAACAATGTTTTCTACATCCATTGCTTTTATTTTAATAACTTTTAATAATGGAATTTCACAAAATATTTCTATCATTTTTTGTTTTAAAAAAACATCTAACTCTTTTCCATCAGCTATTTTTAACCATTTTTGATATTGGCTTAATTTAATTTCATTTAGTGATTCAGGAATATTAATATTTAATTTCATACTATATAAACGTTTTAATTAATTAAGTGTTATACACAAATATATTGTATTTTCTTTTATTCTCTTATCTTCTCTTAATGCTTAGCAAAATTGTAGCAAACGCTTAATAAAAATAATATTCACCTTGTGTTGGATTTTGTAATTGATAACTAACAGCATATCGTAAAGCATCAATTGCATGATTCCAATTATCGCAAGGAGTTTGACTTTTCTTTTCTAACCAAACATAATTATTTAACTCTTTAATTAAATCTGTACTTTCTGGGTCTATTATTAAATCATAATCTTGTAATAAACTTATTCCATAAGTAATACTGCCTTGTCCTTTTATAGATGCTACAATATTACAATCCCTACTTAATTCTGTTATTAATCTTGGTTCTGCTGAATCTCCTACAATTAAATTATCTCCAGCATATTTTTTATTTAATAAAGAAATATCACTTGTTGTTAATTTAGTTTTATAAAAACAAAGTTTTATATATATTATCTTTTTTTCTTTATCAATACTTGTTTGAACTAATGTTGATGGGTCATTACTAAAACCATAATCTTGACCAAATACAGGTTTATTAATTTCTTTAAATTCTCCTAAACTCCAATTGCTAAATATAACTCCCTCAGCTTTTTCTAACCAAGCACCTTCAATAGTATGTTTATATCTTTGAGGTCTTCTTTCTTTCATTTCTTTAATTCTTGATAAATAGCTTTCTGAAAGATTATCTTTATTATCTAAATAAGTGCTATGACAATAAGTTACATCTCTATTTATTCCTGAATATCCTGATTGAATTCCTCTTGACTCATAAAACCTTTGATATATCCAATGTTCTTTAGTTGATGGATTCATTATTATTATAATTCTATTTTTAGCTCCTTTTTGCCTTACTGAAAAGTCTATTTTATCAAATATATCTTCATCAACCATTTCTTCAGCCTCATCAATTACCCAAGTAGTTATGCCTTGTAAAGATTTTAAATTAGCAGTTTGGTCTCCTGAGCTTGTTTTAATACCTCTAAATAAAATTTTACTTCCTGTTTCAAGATTAGTTATTTCATTATTAGTTATATGAAATAAATGTTCCCATTCCATTAATTCTATTTTTTCCTTAAATTCTGGTATTATAGAAATAGATGCTGACCTTAAAGTATATCTTGTAAAAAGTATTTTATGCTGACATTTATTATCAAAAGAAAGTACAAGGATATTTAAAGCAACTGCAAAAGACTTACCAGAACCTCGACCTCCAGTAAGTAAATAATATCTTGTATTATTAGGAAATATATTAAATTTTTCATTTAGCATTGTTGCTTAACTTCTTCATCATTTCATCAAAATCAAAACCAACATTATTTGTATTTATATCAACAGTGTCTTTTGCTGTTCCATATCCTGAATCCATTAATGCTTTATAAGCTGCTACATCTCCATCCATTGCTTTTCTAATTAAAGCTAATGTAATAACATCTTCTTGTGTTAAAATTTCATCTTCTCCAGTTAAAGGATTTTTACCTTTTCTTGTAGCTTCCAACCACCTTCTTGCAATTGTACTTCTATTTAATGAACCTTTAGGTCTACCTTTTCCAAATTTATTTCCTTTTTCAAAAGGTTTTAAGTTTTCTTCGTTTGCCATTTTTTCACGTTATTTTCTCGTTATTTATTTTCTTCATAAAATTTTTTTAATCTTTCACTTTTAATATTATGAACTTTTTTTAATTTAATATTATATTTTTTATTTTTTATTTCTTCCCAATCAATATCTGTTCTTCTAACTAAAGAATGTTTAAAATGTTTTTTCCAATTTACATAATGATGTGGTCTGTTAAATCTTATTTTTGTTTCTGCATATTTTGGCCATATTTCTTCTAAAGACCTTGCTTTTAATATTTTTTTTTCATAAGCATTTCCTTTATAAAGTTCATCTTGATTACCGCCTTTCATTTTTGCAACTGTACTTGTTTTTTCAACTACAAAAGCATTAAATAAAACTGTACATAATTTATTATGTAATACTTGTAAACATAAATCAACATCCTCATTATATTTCATTCTCCATCTATAAGGCATATTATTTTTTATTAGCATAGCACTATATGCATGTACATTAATATAAAATGGCTTTTTATCAGAACAACCAGGGACAACAAATTTACCATAATTAAAAGCTGTAATTCCTATATTTTCATATCTGTCAGTAAATTCTTCCAGTATTTGTATTGCTTTTAATGAATTACAAGGTATTTTATTTCCTTTAAAAACTCTACGAACTCTTGCTATATTATCATCGAAGCACCAATGTCTTTTATATCCATTTTTTATACTATCTTGCCAGCCATAATTTCTTGCTGGATAACTACCTTTGCCTAAATTAGAAAAAGGTAATGCTACAACATATTTTTTACCTATAGAATTACAATAATTATCATACTCTTGTGGTTCAACTAAAATTTTAAACTTAACATTGTCTTTAATAAAAAATTTAGCTGTTAATGGATTTTCCCATCTTCCTTTAGAAATTATATAGATTGGATACTTATTCATATTTAAGAGATGTCAAATCTTTTTGTTTGCTATATGGATAATTTACAGTCCAAGTTTTGCCTTTTTGTGAAGTATATTTTAATTGATATTTTTTATTAAAATTTTCCCTATCTTTTTCTGTTTCAAAAGAAATAATAATTTTTAACATTTCATTTTTTGATTCAAACTCAGGCATACCAACCCACTCAGAATTTTCATCTCCAGAATTAACTTTGTTAACTTCATCATCATAGTTTTTCCATACATCCATTCCAAAATCTGACAATAACGTAGAATCCCATTCATTTGCTATCATATCCCAATCCCATTCGCCAAATGAAACATTATCTTTAACCATAAATTCTCGCTGTTGTTTAGCTGTTAATTTATTTGCATTTATTATTGGAACTTCTTTTAATCCAGCTTCTTGGCACGCTTTTAATCGCATATTTCCACCAAGTACAACCATATCATCATTTACAACAATAGGTCTTATTTCTAACATTTCTGGAAATTCTTTTATTGATTTTACTAATTTATAAAACTTATTATCTTTTATTAGTCTCGGATTGGCTGGATTCCTCTTTATTTTCGATATCTTTATTTTCTCTAATTTCATCTAATTCAAATTTCATAAGTTTTTTTTCAATTGCTTTTAATTTCTCTTTCATATTCATATTCATTAAATAATCGTTTCATTGTTTCGACCAAACCTCTAACACAAGTGCTACAAGTTGATGTTCCTCTTTTTTGTTTAAATACTCTATTATATATTTTTAATATTTCTATTTGTTCTGTTGATTCAATTTTATCTGTATAATTTAAAAAAAACCCTTTTAAATATATATATTCATCTTCTGTTAAGCATTCAGGATTTTTATAAGGAAACATTTTATTTAATTTTTCCTTTCTTGCTTCGCATCCACAATCTTTCCCCAGTTTATCAAATATCCATTTAGTAGCTTTTTTTATGCCTGTAGCTTTTGTAATTTTTTCTACAGTATCGCCTAAACCTTTACTTTTCATTTTGTATATATGCTATTTTTAATAAAATTAAATATCCTATTAAGTCCATTAAAGTGTCTTCAGTTTTATCATTTAAACCTTTATTTTTTATTCTTGCTAATTTATCATCAATTCTAACTTTTATAGCTTCAATCGAATCCAAATCAGAAAAAACATTTGAAGGATTGTTTGCTGTATCACCATAAGCTTTATTTTTAGTTAATAGCATTTTTATTGCATCTTGTCCTATTTTTTCAATCAAATATTCTGTTTTCATTTATTTTTTTTTTTATTATCTTAATACAATTATTAATAGTCCGCCAAACAACAACATGAGATATTTTAGTCGCTTTTGATAATTTTCTTATGCTTCTAAATTCTCTCCTATATAAATTAAATAATTTTTTATCAAACCAATAAAAGCCATTTACAATCTCATCAATTTTTTTTTCTATATCAATATATTTTTTATTTTCTGCTATTAAAAGGTTTTCTAAATTATAATTTATAAATTTTTCTTTTTCTTTTTTTAGTTGGTCTAAATAAATATTACGCATCATCTTATATATAAACGCTTTATTTACAGAACCGTTATGGGTAATATCTTGAATTAATATTTTTTTAGCTTGAATTTTGTTAAAAATAATTAAATAAAAATCATGTAAAAAATCTTTATAATTTTCTTTACTTGATTTTGTTATAGTTTTTGCCATTTTTAACCAAACATCTTGTTCTTTTATTAAAATATCAAGTATATTATTTTGAATTTCGCAATTCATCTAATTCTATTAAAAGATTGACAAAATCATCGTATTTTAAAGCAACATAATCATTTTCAAAATTTTTAGTAAATACAAT